TCCAGATTACGATGGAAACCCTAACGACTTGGATGTTGTATTCATGGTCGATCAGAACATGGATTTTGCTACTCGCTCTCTTTTAAAGAGAAACTTAAAGGATATGATTGCGAAAATCATTTCTGGATATAAGTATGTAAGATTCTCGATTTGGGAAACAAAAGCTAGTGGGTCTTATAAAATTAATGAGTCAACAGGAGATACAGTATCTTATTTTGGCGCTTATCTTGGAGACGAAACATTCACAGAAGTAGAGACTCCAGATTCTGTTGGAGCAAATCAAACCAATTTGTACAAAAAGTTATTTGATGCGTTAAGCTCATCTCCAATATCAGTGTCCGCAGAGAATATTGCGGAAACTATTATCGCAAATTTCTTTTTGAGAAAGAGTCAGTTTAGCATTAGCGATCAAGTTGGCAAAGCCTCTGAATCTAATGTAACTAAGCGTCTTTGGACTAATACTGTAAGAAAAGTGGTATATTTTTCTGGTACAGTTCCAGAAGTAATGTCTCCAGAAACATATGATACATTGTTGTCTCACGCTAGAGAGAACTGCATTAATTTCTATTATCTTCATAGCGATTCGGATTTCGCTGGCACAAGAACTTTGAGAGAGCTGTCGGAAGATACTGGCGGCGGAAAGTTCTGTATGATTCACGATTCTGACTCTAAACTGAGTCAGTTCTGTGATTCTAATTTCTACGATAGCAATAAAATTTACTATGGTAATTGGGACGGAACATTTAAGATTGGTTGGACAGATAATCCTGCTTGGGTTTTATATGACATCATTACTGATCCGAATTATGGTTTAGGTAATTACATTGATTCATCTTCTGTTGATAAATGGAACCTTTATGATATTGGGCGTTATTGCGATGCTGTTGATGACGACGGAAGGTTTAAAGGCGTGCCAGACGGTCAAGGTGGATTAGAACCAAGATACACTTGTAACATCATCTTCTACAACAAAGATCAAGCTTATAATATTCTAAAAGATATCGCCGCAATCTTTAAAGGGATTGTATTTTGGAACACAGAAGGATTCTCATTCTTTGTTGATAGACCAAAAGAACAGTTAATGAATTTCAGCAACTCGTCTGTTAAGGACGGAGTGTTCAATTATACAGAAACAGCTAGAAATATGCGTTACACTTCCGTTGAAGTGACGTATAACGATAGATACGATTCTTATAAAACAAAAATCGAATACATTGAAGATACCGATGGTATCAGAAAATATGGTTTAAATCCATTTAAAATTAACGCTGCTGGTTGCACTTCTAGATCAGAAGCAAAGAGAATTGGCAGATACGTCATTAGCACCTCTATATTTGAGGTTGATACGGTTAGCTTCGTTGGAGGCTTGGAAGCGGCTTATCTTCAACCCGGCGACTTGTTCACCGTAAGCGACGAGATTAGAAACGTCGCAAGAACATTCGGACGCATCTTGGAAGTCGATGCTAACGCTTCAACAATCAAAGTTGATGGCGAGTTTAAAGACGGTTTAGATTCTGGAATCTATGTTCACATTCCGTCTGGAAATTATGCTGTTTCAGACTTAAATGCTTTAACAGGCGCAGATGGAGGCTTCACAGGAACACTTGAGCAAATTAGAGCGAGACGCCAAACTCAAGTAAAAAAACTCAACATATCTGGTTATAATAATGCTGGATATGGTTCTGTAATTACCGTTACAGGAGAATTTTTATTGAAGTCTGCAATTGTTGATGTTCACACAGTTGAAGGAAGAATATCGGGGGCGACAACAACTGGCGAAACACTTTTAAGCGGAATTCCTTATCAATTTCCAGCTAATACAGTCGCTTCTGGAAATCCAAGATGGGATTCTTTAACCTTTAGCAATATATCTGGTGTATTTTCTGACTTAGAGATTGATCTAGATATGGTTGGAGGTGCGGCATATGGTCAAGTTGTTGGCTCAGTAGCAACTTGGACTGGAGTTGTTTCTTATGGAATTGGTACAGCGAGTGCAGTTACAGTCAATAATTCTTCAGTAGCTACTGCCACTTCAGAAATTAGAGCAGTAAGATTAAGTTCTGCTGGAGCTTTAATTACGGGATCAGCGATTTCTTCGTTGAATGATTTATGGTCAAATGCTGTATTTACAGGCGCTTCAAATGGTGACGTTGTTATTGTATTTTCTAATGGTTCTCAGATAAGCAATTCATTTACTCCAAGCTCAACTTGGAATACTTACGCAGCAACAGAAGTGTTCAAAATTGGAAGATCGCATAACGGTTCTTCTTCTGCGTTTGGATATTGTGCGGCATTGATCAAAGGAGGAACCAGAATCTTAGAAAGAGCATCCAAGACCTTAAACGATATTGGAAGCGTTAAATTTATATACAGAGATTTACTCGCAATGAGTAAGCTTCAGCCTTACTACACAATTATTCAAGCTGACGTAGGCAATCAACAGCAATCTAGTTTTCAATCTTGGAAAACTGGCACTACTTATAAAAGAGGAGCTTATGTTCAAGTAGATTCAAAGCCATACTACGCTAAAGTTGATCACGTATCTAGTACATGGCAAGGCTTTGATTATAGACCAGATAGTCCAACATTCTCGAAATGGTCGCTAGGAAGTAACTTAGGATATTCTACAGTTGGTTTCCCGAAAGACTTTTTTGGCGGAACTAAAGTTGCAGTTTCAGAAGCTTTAACCACAGCTCATGTTGTAGATGCGTTTAATTCTATCGGAATTGAAATGTACGAAGGACCCGGTCCATTAGGTCAAACTGATTTACGAAACTTGGCCGAAATTGATGGAATAGGTTACAGTGGATTAATTTATGGAACTGGTTATCCAATTGGATTCTACAACTTAGATTTAAGCACAAGCCCGCAAAATTTAAGTTCATTAGAACCTGGTAGTCTTTATGTCTTGAGCGGCTCTGGTGTTGAGCCTAAATTCTATAAGACAATCGCTACAAAAGAAGAGGAAGCTAATCTTTATGGCATTGTTGGATTAGAATACCATCCAAATAAAGAAGACTATGTAGAAAGAGAGATTGATGATACTTCATCTACTATCTATGTAAAATCACCTTATGATATTGTTTTAAAACCAGAAGCGCCAACTAACTTACTTTATAATGGCGTTCACGGAGGAACAGGTATTTCATTGTCTTGGACTGCTACAACAACTGATCTTGCTGATTTTACTGGGTATAAGATATATGTTAGCAGACCAGATTACTCAACTGAACACGATTCGGCTTTAACTGAGTTTTTCTTTGTTCCAAAAACAGCTTTAAGTACAGGTATTCCTATTAATGATATTTACGGTCAATACGACATTGATGTTTACGCGCAAGGAAAAGCGCCATATAAATTCTTATCTAATTCTGCGGCTTCAAAAACATTCCACGTTCTTCCTACGCCTACTTTAGTAGTTAATAATAATGGAAGCCATACAGTAGATAGACTACTTGTAACTGGAATGAAAGTAGATACTGCTGATATAAAGAGTTTGGACTATAATGTTATTTGGTATCCAAGAGAAGACGATCCAGCTGAACCAGAAGAACTAGTTGGATATGGACAAGGTAACTTTACATCTTCTGACGTAACATTCAGATGGAAGTACATTGATCCGACGGGCGGAGTAATCTCCACTGTGGAAAAAATGCGTAACAATCCTTTTATATCGTTCCCGCCAAAAGTTAAAGTTGAAGTTTTAGATCAAGGCGGCAACGTATTAGACAGTGTAGAAAATTATCAAGGACTATCTTATAGAATCGACCAAGATACAAACAAGAGATTGATAAGCAGAGAAACAGTTAACTACAAGAATGTTGTTCCAACAAGAAATCTTTCATTAAGAGTAACAGTTGAAGGCGTTAACGGTCTAGATAGCTACGGAAGATTTAATTCTTTTAACGTATTGCCAGAATATAGCAAGATTGATGTTATTGATTCTTTCCAAGATTCTCCTTACTATGTCTTGTCTGGTTTCTTCGGCAACGCAGATGGAGTCAAATTAGCTGTATGGAATAGCGGCTACGATAACGTGATCACTGGTTCTGGAATCAAAGGATCTGATTCTCTATTAATTAGAAGCGAAACAGGAGAAATTGCATATGAAAATATTGTAGAAGCGTTTAAATCAGCTGACGGATTTAACGGAGTTGCAGAAGGTTCTGTTAGAAATGTTTACGCAAAACCAGTTGGCAACGGAATCACAATTAATTATAGAGGATCTGATCCAGATTATACTGCTTACGTCAATTATTATGAAGATTTAGTTAAATACTACGATAATAATATCTTGCAAACAAACAAATCAAAAGAAGTTTGGGGTCAAGAACATTACAGCCAATACGGACTTAACGAAGGCCGCGAATTATTTAAATTAAACGATGGAACATTTGGTGACGCTGACTTAAATCAAGTACCAAATAACAAAGTAGGATTCTCTGGATTACATATTACAGTATTTCCAGAAGCTGTTTCATATAATGAGCTAGTATTTAACTGCTATTCTCCAACGTCAAATAAAGACGTATATAAAGTAGATATATATAGTGGAGATACTGTTGGTTTTACGCCAGACACAACTGATTTCACGAATCTTCACAAAGAACAAGGTCTTAATGAAACAAGAGCTTATTCAAATACTATAAGACTTTCTAGTTCAACTATCGAAAGAAAGAAATGGTATTATTTTAAATTCCAACCTTACGACGATTTTGGCAAAGGAGCTATGTCTCCTGTTGTTAGCGGCTATCTAGAAGATAAAGCCGATAAGGCTCCAGTCGCAAAGCCTATCGAACTACCTCTAAATGGAGGGGCTGATCAAAACGACGTGATATTAGTAAATCAAATGGCTCAAGCTAGTAATAAAGGTTTGAAATTTAAAATCGTTACCTTTGGAGTGAACGTTAACTGGACTACTTTAGGAGCGCCAACTCAATACGTTATCGGTACAGAATTTAAATATTCTGGCGAAACTTACAGCGGAACTACAGCTGGAACAGTCAAGAGAGTTGAGGAAGTTGTAGCTTTGACAGAGACAGAAACCAGTTCGCTTTTGAATATGAAAGCACAAACTAAATCTACTGTAACACTTCCAGAAGATTTAGAAGAAGGTTCGTCATACAACATGATGAACAACGGAAAAGAGGATATTTATATAAAAACATCCTCTGCTGCTGGTTCCGCTGGTGGCGAAACAATAACTATTCTCAAACCCGGTGAAAGAACCGAGATTATGAGAATAGGAGATGAATGGATCGACTCAAGAGGTGATAACCTCTACTTAGATTAAAGATTCATCTGGAACACAGATTCGTCCATCTTGTTATCTACGCCTTTAACGTAGGACGAGATTTCTGTTTCTTGTGGAGCTACTTGAATCTTCTTGCTGTCGTAGAAGCTATCCAGCCATCCAGAAAGAGGATTGCTTTTAACGTTGTAGATTTTCTTGTAACCCATAGAAGTTAAGCGGCTGTCAGCGAGCCATT